CCAGGTCGCCACCGGTGGAGTGAAAGACATTGTTGGAAATCGTGATGTTTTTGCGTATGGCGTCGTTTCCAGATAGGTAGGCATTGTCGTTGCCGCTGGAGGTGAGTGAATAGGGGTACGTACCGACGTTTCCTACCGTGCCTGTCACAACCCCACCATTGACACGCCAGAAGTAGAGGATTCGCCCCCACGCCGTCCCGCCGGTCACGCGAAGCCCGATATTTTTCATGGTACCGGACCAGGGTTGTTCGGGCTTGTGATTCCCGCTGATTCCAATATTAAACAGGTAGGGAGCAGATCCAGCCGAAAACGCTAACTCTCCAAATGCGGTCGTCGAGGTTTCCCAACTAAACAAATTCGCTTCGCCCCATATGTAGAGTGGTGCAGTGATTTTATAGATTTTGCCGGTCTGGAGTACACATGTTGAGCGTTGTTTTGAGCATTGTGTGAGCGCCGCCTGAATCGCAATGGTATCGTCGGTGATGCCGTCTCCAACCGCGCCATGATCGGCGACTGAGATGGACGCACCGCCCAGGTTGGCTGGAATCAGTGATAGGTAATATGGTTGTGGGTCAACCGCCCATGACAGGGGTCGGAGACGATGTAATCGGGGTGCATTATTGCCGCAATGTTGTGATCCGTGACAACACCCTAACATCGACAGATGGCCGTATTTTCGCGGTCAATTCCGTCAACGTCAAAATCCACGACAACCATCACACACGTGTCCCGCGTGGCGATACCGGACTGTTTATCCCTGGGATTGCGCTGATCTACATTGGCCATGAGATGCACACCACCAGTGGATTTTATGCCCCTGAAAACATCGACGTGCGCGGCAACACGCTCGTGTACCCGGCAGGGGCTCTTGATGCGGGTGGAGCCATCACGATCTACGGGGCACGTGCGGTGACCGTCAGCAACAATACGATTCTCAATCATTCATCCCTCGTGACAGCCCACGGTATTTATACCGCGCCCTGGGAATACTCCGAGGGAACATGGACAGACCCGACCGGCCTTGACGGGCAGACCGCCCGTGTCCGTGACATCACCATTGCAGGCAATCAACTGGTCGGGGCCTACCCCTTATCCATCGTCCAAACAGGCCCGACAGCCTCATACCTCGGCACCTACACCGTGGCGCTCAATATCTCACAGGGTATCGGTGTCTCGTCCAGCAATCGCAACGTGGGCATGAATTTTACCGGGCAACCAATTACAGCAGCGTCCTCCACACTGGTGTCCTTTGATGCCAGCCACGGCACCGGACATGTGTTGATTGATGTCAATGACGGCAGTGATATTACCATCACCAACCCGACCAATCCCGCTGGTGGTCCCTACTACGGCGCGGGGGTGCCACTTGTGTTGACCATCCGCAACCTCTCGTCTCCCATGGGGAAGATGCTGTTCTGCCAAGCGGCACTGATCCCTGTGATCCAGGGGTTGCGCTCAAACGTGCTTGGCGTGGCACCACTGAGGCGGTGGATGCTCAGCTTATTGGGGCCTTTGAAGATGACCAGCTCATTCTTCCAACTGAGTAGGCCGGTAATCATGTCCCCATCGCCCACGTCGATGTCGATGCTCCCACTGCCCGCGCCCGCCCAATCCTCAGGATCATCAGCGACACTGTAATACAGGCGAGACGGAGCACTGTAGTTACCAGCCGCCCACTGCCGCCCCCTGTGACTGACACTGAAGCTGAACCTGGGGGGAGTGCCAGCTAGGTTCTGTGCCGTACTGCCGTCCCATGACTTAGGCACATCCGCCGTGCTGTCATTGCCTGTAATCATCAAGTCTTTGAAGGTGCTATACTGCGGGATGGCCCCACTGGTCATACCGCTAAACAAGCTGCTGAAGGTGCCGCTGCCTGCATCCTGGTAGATGTTCGTGCCAGCATGGACGATACGACGCTGGCTGGGACTGCCGCTGGTACCTTGCTTCCAATAATCGAACACCCCCATGACGCCTGTACTGGCCCCCAAGCTGCTCTCATTCAAGAGGGTCGTGCCAGGGGCCTTGCGGGGGCCACCGTCAAATTCGTACACGAGGTTCTTCGCATTGGTGAGGTAGGGGATCTTGAACTGCAGACCTTGGTCAGGGGCACCGTAGAAGGTAGGGCCAAAGTCTGTGGCCCAGCCACCGCCGAAGGTGTGGGTGATGAATTGCGTTTTCTGTTGTGGCATTACTTGGGTTCTCGTAGGAAGCGCATCATGCTGTCAAAGTTCTGGAGTTGCTGCGGGGTGTACATGTTCTCCGAGTTCTCCCATTGCTGGAATGGGTACCCACGGAAGTACCCAGGAATACCTGTCAGTTCCTTCCATATCTCGTAGGGCCGTTTTTCTCCATAATTTTGCTGGTGATAGGCATATTGTTCTTGCAATATCTTATGTTGCCAAGGTTCAAGAGATTGCTGAAAAGTGTTGTAATGCTGCGCAATAGTTGGGTCACTATCAATCATGAAATGACTGGTTGCATCTCCAATCATGTCAATAGGACGTGTCTTAGGATCGTAAACTTCCAAGCCTTGCTGCCCTATCGGGAACTCAGGTGGGCGAGGACGTTCAGGAGTGCCAACCTCATCAGCAGGCCATGATTCCAGAAAGCCTGTTCCCCCACCTGGGTTGTACTTGTAGGCCAGCCCGAGGCCTTTCAAGATTGGGTATTCTTGCTGGGCCTGGTTCCAGAGCCCTAAGCCGTTATCATCCATTAGCGTCCTTGGTCGAATCGTGAGCCAGTCACTACACGCCCATTCAGGCCAGCCCTATAGGGCCTCTTTGCACTGTACATATTGGCGGGGTGAATGTGAGCCTTGGTGGGGGCTCCAAAGTCCTGGTCGTCCACAATCCGCAACATAATGTCCGTGTACTCGGCCTTGGCCTCCTGGCTACGGGCGTCATCTCGCTTATCCCTGTACCAATGGTACAAGGCGTGGTAGACAACGGCATGCCGGTAGCGCAGGGGAATAAGGGGCTCGTCTGTATCGCTACTCAAGCTGGTCAGGGCGGACCCTGCACTGCTCACCCCTACCGCATTGGTCACGTAGGTGTAGGGGATGATGAGGGTGGTGCTAGGGTAGGGGTAGAACTGGACCCGCCTAATGGGGCTAGTGCTCCCAGTGGGAGCCAGGTCTAGGAGGCAGGCATATTCTGGGTTGCCAGCCACGTTTGGGCGAGGGAAGCGCCTGCGGAACTCATCCCGTGGAATCAGTTGGATGTTGCGGGCCTGGCTAAAGAACTGGAAGTCCATAGGGCGCAGGAAGTCACTGGCCAGATCGTAGGTATCCTCAAAGTAGGTGTAGGTGGCCCCACTGAGGGCAGCACTGCCCACGTACTTGTTGGTGAGGGTGATGGCCGTGTCACTGGTAACCGTGGTAATGGGGTAGATGTCGGTCGTGCCCTCAAAGACTAGCTTGCCGGTCGTGCGGGCATTGGCCTCCCCATAGCTGTTGGCGGTATTCCAGAGGCTGCCAGTCCCTGTCAGGCTGGTGCTGCCCACACTGATAGCCACAGTGCCAGTCGTATAAGGGGCGTGCGTGCGTAATTGCGCCGTCCGCTCTAGCCACGGGAGCTTGTACTGGAAGCCCAGGTTGAAGTCGTGCAAGGCGATGTTGATGTACCGCTTGGCTTGCGTCTCGGTGGCAGAGACTCCAGTTGTGACGCGGCATCTATTTTGTAAGTCAACGAACAAGTCATTAAACGTAGTAAGCTGCGATGTTGAACTCACTTGAAGCCCTCCAGGTAATCAGCAGCTTTCAGGAGCAAGCTCGTTGAGTCCTTGAATTGCCCTAGAGCTGTATTGCAGTTAAGGCAGAGAAGGCCCCTGACACGCCCGTTGGTGTGGTCATGGTCCACACAGAGATTATTGAATGTGAAATTAGTTGTTGCTCTGCATATGGCACAAGCCCCGCCTTGCGCTACATACATCTCATCGTACTGTTCAGGGGTAATCCCAAAGTTCTTCCTAAGGTTGGCCCTGCGTACCTGTTCGGGGGTTTGTTTGCTTTTTCGCTTATATGTTTTGTTGTAGGCCCTACAGCACTGCCGACACCAGGCGTGCTTACCGAATGCGTCCAAGCTACATATCTGCTTGCAGCGACCACATTTCCTGCCAACGTACATGTCACTGAAGGTGGTTACTTGTGAAGTAGAGGACATTAGGATCTCACCTTTCGTGGGCTTGTGAGTCCTTTATTATATTGGCTGTGCCGTCATCATCTGCGGCGAGGAGGTCCCCACCGCTGCCTAGATTGAGTTGAATGTTATCGGCCATTGTGAGTTATCCTTATTGAATTTTCGAGCTGAATCGCATAGGTCCTCCGGCTAACGGTTAATTCGGCCCATCAGCCTGCAACGGATAGACCGCTTTATGTTGCTCTCGTGTGCGGAACGTATGCCCACCCGTCAAATTGACTTCTGCTGAAAATGGTCCACATCCGATCGTGAGATTGCCGGAGACATGCCGATTCCATGAGTTCTGCGCCCACTGTCCCGACTTCTGCTCAAACACGATGGCGGGAGACGTGGCAGAGAGACAGTGGATTGTATTGTCATTGAATGTTGAGGTATCCCCAGGCGAGCTAAGACTCACTGCCCCCCTGTCTGGGGACATCGACCACAGATCATTCCGATACCAGTGTGATCCAACACTTTCCTTCCCGCCCCAGTACCCGTACTGTAAGGCTCCTCCCTGTGTGCCAATAATGACGTTATCGTATGCGTCCCATCCGTTCGCTCCCGCCTTGATCTCCGCTCCCACGAATCCATGCAGGACATTGCGGCGAAATGTGACTTCGGTATACCCGCCCGCATCGACCGCAGGACCATCTGGCAAGGCTCCATTGTCATAGAACCAATTATCCTGCACGACGACTTTCGTGCCGGTATTTTTCAGCGTAAGGCCACGCCCCTCATTCATGCCCTGATCGAAACAAGAACGCCCGTTACGTGTCGCACTGTTCCGCTGCACCAACCCATCGTGAGTATCCCCCGTCCCTTTCGCAGACAGGAGAATCCCGCTTGAGCTACACGCTGGTTTCGTAGTGTCGTTGTCGATGAACTGACTATCTTCGATGGTAAATCCATCGACGTATCCCATGAGGCACACGCCATTCTCGGAGTATCTTCCGCTAGACCGCCGAATCACCGGATTTGCCACGTGGTCACTGGATGACCCCTCGACGTAAATCCCACAGCGGGTGTAGAGACCTGTGGTGTTCCGATTGATAGCCGAAATCCCGTCCAGCACGACTGCATCTTGTGGTCCGAATAACATGATCGCGCCCAGCTTATTTGCCACGGACGGCACATCGATCACCGCTTCGCCGACGCCCCAGCCCTGACACTCCAAACGACTTCCCGTGACAGACGCAATGGTGACTCCCGCTGGAGGTGTTAATGCTCCATCCCAGACCACACCCCCTTTGAGACACACGATATCCCCTGCTACCAACGGGGTCGATGCCGGTCGTTGCGTCATCCCAGGCATGTATTTCCACGGCTCGGTGCGCGTACCGGCCGACGAGTCAAGCCCACTGATGATATCCACGTAGTAGGTGGACGCAACACCCTGTCCCGCCAGAAGCATCCATACAAGGAACACCCAGACACCGATCATCGAGATACCCCCGTAATGGTAATTTGAAAATAATCTATGTCGATGGTTTTGGAGGCGGCGGCGGAATTGACAATCTGCACGGTTGGGTTGAGGAACGCGGTGGGAATAGTCGCCGTGAACAGCCCCCCAACTGCCGCCGCACCTATCATGAAGGTCACACCTGCGGTCGTGCGCTGTCTGCGTAGTGTTACCCAGTCTGTCCCAACAGCGACCCCGGAATCGACTCGTGTTTGTACCCCACCAGCCAGCGTCACACAGAACCAATTCGTGTCCGCGTCCAGTTTCTCGAAATACATCCCATGGGACGGTGGAGACGACCCGAACGCAGAGAGAGACCCAACACGCACCGTTGTATTGGCGTCATTGGTATTCAGCCGAACGATCCACAATTCATCACTCGGCCAGGCCGGATCAAGGGCCGTAGATGACGCGGGATACAGCGATAATGATGTCACCGTGCCGGATGCGGCGCTGGTATCCCGACGCACAATGCCGGGACGATTTGCCTCACTAACCAGGAAGGTTGTTGATCCTCCGCCAGAGCCGAACCCATGTCGCCCGATTGCCCCTGAGGTTGTCGATCCCCCAAGGAAGTCCTCTTGTAGCTGAACCGATGTACGATAGTCGTACAGCATCGTAGGATTCGGCACAGGCCCAGCGGCTTGCGTTAGCACGCCCTGCGCAAAGCAAGGACCCGCCAGAGACACCAACGACAGCAGTAAGAGCCCGCCTAGGCGCCGCATTAGTAGAAGACCTCCGCGCGGACGGTGGCGCCGGTGCCGGTGATGGTTTCGGTGGTGACGAAATAGTAGGGGTAGGTCGCGAGGCTGACCGCAGCGGCGTCGACGGCTTCAGTAGTGCCGCTGGGAGCAAGGGTGGACAGCAGCACCACGGTGGCAGCTGCGTAGGTGGATTTGCGACTGCCCCAGATTTTGACGGTACAGGAGACGGCGCCGGTACCGACGACCTCGGCCCAGAAGGTTTTCGCGTCAGGGACGCCGGGGAGAGGGCCAATGGTGGTGTTGGTGGTGACGTTGTTGGCGAGGTTGATTTGTTCGATGTGGGTGCGTGGGGTGTGGATACAAGGCATGGGCGTCAACCTCCACGGCGGTGGCCGTTATTTGGTGTGGATATTGCGGATCAGGGCGGTCCGCTGCATACGGGAGTGGGGCTTGAATGTGGGCGCGAGGGCCGGTTTGGGGTCGGCGGATTTTATTTTTGTCTCTTTAGAAGGTGGTGACGCCATCGGTGAATCCTTTCGGGAGAGTGGCCGGGACATCAATCGTCTGCCCTAGCACGAGGGGGGCGTCGTTGTGGCCCACGCACTGTTCGAGGACTTTGCGGCGCTGCTCAGGGGTGATGACGTTGAGCAGCGCCGCCACGACGTTCATGGCAGGAATTTTGAGTGCGCTGCCATTGGCTAGGATGAGAGTGATTTCGTTGCGCTGGAAGGCGTGCAACTGCTTACGGGTAACCATGCACGCTCCTTATCGCTTGATTTTACCGCCGGAGGTCGGGCCGCCGGTCGTGGATTTGCTGCCGTCGTTCTTTTTGGACCAGGGCGCACCGGAGGTGGAGTGCTTGTACGGGTTCGTTTCGATCGAGCTGGCGCGGTTGAGGCCGTCGGCTTTGTCATTGGACATGGGAGAGTCCTCCAAGTAGAAAAGGTTGGGTAAGGATACCTAAGCGATATTAGCGTAAGGGGCGGAAGAGGTCAACGGGCGCACCCTCACCACGGATCGCAGCCACGCGTTGGTGGATGATGTGGGGGGCGACCCCCTGATCGCGAAGGTATTTGGCGACCTCGGCGGCTTCGTCGGCACTTTCAGCAGGGGGTTTGGGTTTGGGGGGGATCATGGCGCACGCCGAGGCGAGGGCGTCTACGAGGTCGACGAGGGGAGACATAGGGAAAGAGGTCAACTCGCGGTGGAGGTCGTGTTGGTTGGACAAGAGAAAGAGTCGACCATGGTTGAAGAGTGGGTTGAGCACAGTCCGAATCCGCCAATGCTTATCCACATTAGTCGGTTGAGTAATGGGGACCAGGTTGATGCGGATGTTTTGGCGTTGGGCTTCGAGGAGGAGCATGTCGGCATAGAGTTCCTGCATCGCGTTGGCTTCGCACCCGAACATTTTGGGGTGCCAGCGATCATTCGTATCAAATACCTGCCTCGTTGTAGCGGCAGCAGAAGTTTTGGCTCTCCACGCTTCTAGTACGATTACTCTCTGTAGTGGGTCGACACCTATCGTGACGAGTGCAGTATTTGCGCGGACCTTTTTCAGTTTGTCGGTGCCCTGCTTCTTTCCTGCGGGGTCCAGAAAACTGTAAATATCGAGTACATCTAGTTTGACCCTCACGATCGAAACCTCCACCCACGGCGCAACTCATGGAGTTCACCTAGGAGTTGATCCGTAAGTATCTTCCCGCGGATGTCAGGTGGGGGCGCCTCCAATTCGACTCGCGGCTGAGTGCGTTCAAGGAGCACCACATCCCGCCCGTCCTCCTCGAACACCACCTCATCGCCTTCGAGTTGGTAGTACCGAAAATCCTTCTCGTGGAAATCGGTGAGTTCGGGGTCGGCGGCGGAGTTCATGTAGAGGAGGTAGAACATGGCGCCGTATTCTTTGCGGAGGGCGTCGACATACTCGCGGGTAACTTTGCCTTTCCAGATCGGCTCGTTGTTTTCGATGATCGAGCGGATTTTGACGGCGACGGTGGGGTCGGTGGATTGGATGTGCTCATACAGATCGCGCACGGCCCATCGGGTGCCGATGATGAACTCCAAACCTCGATCTTCGTTGGGGGCAAGGAGGGCGCGGCTGGAAATGTGATAGTCAATAGCGGTCTGCATGACAACAGGTGAATTGGCCGCTTCGATCGAGATAAGGTCGTCTTTGATAAGGACGTTAGGGTGGGCGCCAGTGATCGCACCTCCGACGCCGATAACGCGAATAGAAGGGTCTGCGTAATCGTTGGTAGCGGCTCTAGGGAGCTGCATTTCAATGGCATTCCAGGTTTTGGCGTCACGTTTGGGGTTCTCCCACAGCCGGTGCGACCAGAAGGCGCGGACCAGTTTGTTGTTGGTGAATTGCGTCTCAATCCACCTGAGATGGGCGGACATGAGTTCCTGCTTCT